TCCCATGCACATTGATAGCAGAAGTTATCCTCTTTTATTGGCCTTAGACACATTCGACATAGCATCGGCTCTTTCAAGGGTCTTATCGATGTCTGTTCTATTGGTTCTAAATTCTTTTCGTTTTTCGTTTCTTTGCTTATTGAATTCAATTCGTCTTTCATTGTCTTTCTTTATCGCTGATATATCTATCTGGATATTCTTTATCTGGTTATACATCTTTATACTGCCTATGATAGCGACAATGGCTACGACAGTTACTAATACTAGTGTGAACATTTGATTTTGTTTTTTATTTAATTTAATCAGTGGCCTTAATCTTGACTACCACTTTCTTCACTAATGAAGGGCCTTTTCTATGCGGTAGACCGGGTGAATGTACTTCTCCTGCCGGAAGATAACAGAATTTTCGATTATAAAGAGGAAGAATAACAGTAGGCATTGCTTCTTTATAGTAGAGAGTAACGTCTTTTTCTTCATCATAGTTAAACTTTACCTTGTTTAACTTGGGGTTGTAGTACTCTACCGCTTCTTGACCTTCTAAGACCATATGGAGATCGTCATAGATTTCGTGAGACTCACACAGAGAGGAGTGACCCGTCACATAAGAAGAGATAATAACCGTACAATAGCCGAGGTCCCGAGTACCGTCTTCAGAATCGCTTGATAGACTAGAGAGATAGTCTTGTATCGAAGAGAAATTAGACCTTCCTTTAAAGTAGTAATGAAGGTTAGAGAGATCATCGTAGATCATATAACATGGATTTGAAGAGCGGTGACCCGGGAGTTATCGACTAATCTTTTAATATATCTTTAATTTTCTTATCACGTACCTCACAATCATGAGCATGTAGGTGTTGCCACATATCTGCCTTTAGAGAATGAACCTGAGAGGTTAAGGATTCAAATACATTTCTTTCTACATCTCTTAGACCATCACATAAACTTAGGTAATCTGACTCTAAAGACTTAACCCTCTTTTCCAGATCTTTCTTCTGCTCATGTTGTAGATAAACAAAAGCTAGAGTAGCTCCTAGTAATAAAAATAACACTTCTACCATAATACTTTAATTTAGTTGCCTTTCAGCATATTAATACTTATACTTCTATATAATATACGATATATTTATCAAAGAAGCAACTATTATATGCGAGTAAATGAACAAATTAGACCCGAATAAACTTTTTAACATCTTCAATGCCTCTGATGAGACTATATATGAAGAGCATAACATACAACATTTGTTCGAAAACCCGTATGTATTAATGGGTATGGTGGTGAGAGGGTTAGAGAATTACTCTATCATCGATGGAATGTACATGATGAGATATAAGGAGCAGTATGAATCTGTAAGAGAGACTGTTAAGGAACAATTTTATAACCGCCTCTACGCCTATCTCCTTAGGATTAACCTTAAAAAGTTTGAAAACATCTATGTCATTACCGAAGAATATGATAAGATGGGAGTATTCCACGCCCTCGACCACCTACTCTATTATTATCAAGAGAAAGAATACTATGAGAGGTGTGCTGTAATAAAATCTTTTGATGATTTATTGAGGAATACAATGACTCCTCCTATCTACGACTACAATGTTGATAGTTTATTGCAAGAATTAAAGCTAAGAGTTGATTAGAATATAAAATTTTCGGGTCAAAATGCGCGCGATGCGCGTGGGGCCTTCGGCCTTCTTAAGGTATTTCGCAGGCACGCTCCCTAACTCCTTCATTCTCAATAAAAATCTTTGTTATTCACTGGCTTAAAGTTGTTTTTCTGCGGAATAGTCCGTATCTTAAGGTATAAACTAATTTAAAAACATGTATATGAATTTAACTATTCGAGAATTAAATGAAATCATCTATGCTTTAGGTGTAGCTGAGTACAAGGGAATGTTTGTAGATAAAGAAACAAACTTTTCTGCTGGAGATAAGGTAAGAAATGAGCTTGATAGGGTGATTAAGGAGGGTGAAAGTCTAAGAAAGGCTACTCAAATCACTTCTACCGAAAAAGTACAAGAAAAAACCACTTCTACTAAAGTGATTACCCCTATTACCGATACAGGTTCAGAGGTTGCAGACTTTTTAATTGCTGTTACTGCTCACCTTCCAGAACCGACAGAAGAAAAACCAGTAAAAAAAGCTAGCTTTCCAGGTGCAAAGAAAAGTAATTTAATGGATCCGGAAAAATAATTTACAAAAGAGTGGCTATTCTGCGTTTTTTTATATATCTTCAATAATATATAAGATATTAGATATAATATAAAGATATTAAATAAATATATAAGATATTAAATATATAGATATAAATATAAAGCAGGGGAATCCTATAAAAAAAACTAAGTTATGTTAAGTGCCGAACAAATCCAATCAAATTGGGATAAACATATTAAGATTATTAACCATTACATTGGTGGTGATCGTAAAAATAGCGTATTAGCTCTAGTAGAAACGTTAGCCGAACATATGGTAATGGCTCCTGCTAGTAGTAAATCATGGTACCATAATGCTTTTCCGGGTGGATACATTGACCATGTTAATAGAGTTGTACAATGTGCCGTAAAACAAAAAGAATTATGGCAGTCTATGGGAGCTTCTATTGACTTTACCGATGAAGAGTTGGTAATGGCAGCTATCTTCCATGATCTAGGTAAAATTGGTGACGGAGATAGGGATTGTTATATTCCTCAAACAGATAAATGGAGACAAGATAAGTTACATGAAATGTATACTCCTAATCCTGAAATCTCGTTTATGCTTATTCCGGACCGTTCTCTTTATATCTTACAGAGATTCGGTATTAAATTATCTCATAATGAGTATTTAGGTATTAGACTACACGATGGCGTGTTTGATAAAGCTAACGAAGCTTATTTCTTTAGTCACAACCCAGACTCTCGAATGAAAACTAACATTGTAAATATTTTACACTCAGCAGACTTTATGGCTTCTAAGGTAGAATATGATTTATGGAAGAATAAAGGAGGAGTTACAGAACCTAAAGTACAAAAAGCTAAAGCCTCTACAGGACGCCCTGTTAATTCATCAGAAGGTTTATCAAACTTAATTAAAAATTTATAATATGATTTGGATTATATCAATTTTAGGGCTACTTCTAATTGTATCAGTGTTTGCAATATACAACCTACTTACTAAAGTAGAGAAATATGAAGATGTTATACAAGATCAAGTTAAATACTTAAACAATATTTCAGCATCTATTGCTGAAGCAAAAATGCACCTACAGAAGTTAGACGGAGAAGGAACTTTTCAGTCGGACGATGAGGTCGGTTATTTCTTTAAACAACTACAAAACGTACAAGAAGAGCTAAACCGATACATGCTCCCGACTAATTATGGCCAGAACCAAAGCGAAAAGTAACTACTTTACAAAAGAGACAGAAGACTACATAATCCTCTATAATACTTCCTCAGATCACGTTTATAGAGCTAAAATATTCACAGATCATATCTATATGCCGTTTTATAAACTGGCAGAGAATATAATACATACCTTTAAATTTTACTATACCGACGTAGAACATATTGAAGATCTCAAACATGAGATCGTTTCTGTTTTATTAGAAGAGAAGATTATGAAGTTTGATGCTACTAATGGAGCAAAGGCTTACTCATACTTCGGTACAATTGTAAAGAGGTGGTTAATAAACTACAACAATAAGAACTATAAAAAATTAAAGCAGATAGGATCCTTCTCGGATGTAGAAGAGTGTTATGAACCGGATTTAGAAGTTGACGGACAATTTAAGATGTCTTTATCAGCATTCCTAGATATGTGGATAACAGAAATGTACGAAAGGGTAGATGAATTTTTTCCAAAAGAACAAGAAGCTAAGATAGCAGATGCAGTATTGACTATCTTTAAGACTAGACATGATTTAGAAATCTTTAAGAAAAAAGCGCTCTATATTTATATTAGAGAGATGACTGACTGCGAAACACCTCACCTAACTAGAGTAATATCTAAACTAAAATCAGAATTCTATAACAAGTATTTTGAGTATAGTGAAAACGGGTTAGTAGTCAATATTCTCGACTAACCTATTTATTATTAAAAAAGTATGAGTTTAGATAAGAAAATTTTTGGAGAAACCTCTCTTGCTGATTTATTTCAAGAGATACATACTAATTCTAAATCCACCCGTTCGCAAGTTACTGCTTTGATTGCAGAATTAAAACCCTTGATTGAAAGCATAGGAGATGCTACATTAGTAGTACCTATGATAAAAGAATATATGGAGATTGGTGTTAAGAATGATGAAGCTCTGATTAAGCTAGCTACTATCATTCAGCGAATCGAAACAGGACAATCAAAAGGAGAAGAATTCGACTTATCAGAATTAGCTGAATTATTACAAGAAGCTGAAACGATTAACAAAGAAGTAAAAGAAACGGACAATGGCGACCAGTAGATCAGGTACAGGAGTTGGAGCAAGTAGCGGAGGATCCAGAGGCGGATCAAATAGCGGTACAACCTATGGTCGAGTACAGGATATTATACTAGACAGTAAACACCCTAGGTACAAAGAAATGGGAAGCGCTCTAGCTATTAATGGATGCTTTTATGCTAGTATTAGCAGTGGTGCTGATAGAGACCCTGATGAAACCCCAGAAGTACCTTTTGCTTTTCAAGGGAATATTAGGTATAAAGATATTCCATTAGTAGGAGAAATAATAGCTATCGAATCTAGCCCTTCTGCCACAGAAGAAACAGGTAAAGGAAATAGAAAAGCTTGGACTCGTATCGTTAACGTATGGAATGCTCCGGAACATAATGCTTCACCAAATACTAGAAACCCAAACTTCAGTAAAACTCTATTTGGTAAAGGGTTTAAAGAGAGTGGAAAAATAAATCCTCTTATAAATTACCCTGGAGATTTTATGATTCAAGGACGTCAAGGTCAATCTATTAGGTTTACAGGATCTCAGCATATAAACAACCCACTTACTACTTCAAAAAATAACGGACAGCCTTTAATATTAATTGCTAACGGACAGATTACAGCACCAAGTGGCTTCGCCGGTATTATAGAAGATGTAAATAAGAACTTCGGATCTCTTTATTTTACAGGATTTCACCAAATACCGCTACAACAAGCCAATACTAGAAGGCTTTCTTATAATAAAATACCGGAAACATCTAATGCTTACAACAAACCGCAGGTAATTTTAAACAGCGGACGTTTATTTTTAAATGCAAAAGAAGAATCTATACTACTTTCAGCAGCAATATCAGTAGGAATAAATAGTAAATCTGTTAATATAGATGCAGATGAGTATGTTTGTATTGATTCTAAGAAAATATTCTTAGGAGAAAAAGCAAGAACAGCAGTAGAATATAGTGCACAACCGGTACTATTAGGTAAAAATACTGTTGATCTTTTAGAAGATTTTATAAAAGCAGTAGAAAACTTTGCTAGCTTTTTAGTAACCCCTTCAGGATTACAAGCAGCCCCTGCAATAGCAGTAGCACAGCTAAAGAAAGAAGGCGGTATCTTATTTGCTAGAATAAAACCATTAAGAGCTCGGTTGAAAGAATTAAAATCTAAAAAAGTATTTACAGAATAGTATGCCATTTATAACTATACCGGAATCAAAGGTAACTGCTTTTATAGGAAGTAAGATAGGAGGATTGCAAGCCCAACTACAAGATAAGGTGCAACAGAAAATCCAATCTACAATATCAACTTTTGTACAAGCAAATGCATGTCCTAAACAACAAACTTTAGATAAATTAGTTAAATCAAAACAAACTTTATCTGATCTTACAGAACGTTCTAGAAAAATTATAGATACATATAAGGCTTTACCAAAAAAGCTAAAACCACCTATAGATACTCTAGATAAGTTAATAAAAGTTCTACTTGTATTACCTATTCCTCAAGCTGTTCCTCCAGGTATTGGTCTACCTATATCTATATCAAACAAATATTCAGACTTAATTAACAAGTTAAGAGAATTAGTTAAACAAACAAAAGAAACTATAGATGGAATTGAAGCTCTTGTAGATACAACTTTTTTTGATAATCTTTTAAATGATATTAATTCTAAGTTATCCTTACTTGATAGTCCGATTGCATTCTGTAGTATAGAAAATGAACTCAAAGATAGCCTAACACCGGAAGAATTATCTAAGTTAGGGTTAGTAGATATAGGTGGGAATTTTATTATTTCAAGATTAGTCCCAAGACTAGTACAAGAAACTTTAATTGATCCAATTAAGTATGCAGACAGTGTAGAAGATGGAAGTAACTATGGAAGAAACTGTTTTAGAGGTCCTTATAAATCCGGAATAATATATATTCATACAGATGAGAGAAGAGATATCGTAGAAGGATTAGATGGAAACAAATATATAGTAAATAATAGAGCAAAAAACGGACTTGATACCTGGTTAAATCCTTTAACAGGTTTAGATTGGTTACTATATGAAATTAATACTCAGAAACTTCTAGAGGACCTTTTAAATAGACTCTCGAATACTAGTCTAGTAAATAGAGGATTACTAGATAGTATTAAAGTTAATTTAGGAAGTTACAAAATACAACTACAACCAGCCCAGACTGGGCTATATAAAGCTAGAAACGGAGTTGAATTTTTAATTGAAGTTATAGATGATACAACCTCACCTTCTATAGCTAAAAGACGCTTTGCAGTAGCTAGAAACTCTCAAGGAATAATCGTAATGAAAGGACAGCCTTCTTTTGCTAGTGATGCAAACGTACTGGTACGGGAGATTAGATTCAGATTAGACCAATTACAATAATAAACTTTAATATACTAACTATTTATAAATATGAAACTAGAAGAACTTAGGAAAGTTATACGAGAAGAAGTAGAAAAAGCATTTAAAGACCAGCTTAGAGAGGTATTAATCGAAGCTGTTAAGATTGCCAGTAACCCTACTTCTTTGCAAACTGAACAAAAAACAGAAGCTAAGCAGGTTACTAATTTTAAAGCACCTGCTCCGCAGCCTAAAAAGTATGTTCCAACCGGTAACCCGATCGAAGATATGTTACAAATGACAAGAGCAAGTATGACATCAGCCGATGCAGCAGCTATTATGGGCGAAGGAGCTCATATGCCAAGCATGGCTAGCACAGTAGCACATCAGATGAACTTAGAAGGCGGTAGTCAACCAGGAATAGATTTAAGCCAATTGCCTTTTATAGGTAAAGCAAAACAGATATTAGAAGCTGCTAATCAGAAAGATAAACAACGTAAAGGAATAGAATAATGGCATTTGATGTAAAGAAAATAAATCCGTTAGATAGACAGCCAAGAAAAGCTGTAGGTGTAAATCTACCTTTTTCTGGACAAGCTGTTTTTAATTCTAACTACTTTACTAAAGATGCAGTTAGAAATAACCTAATTAATTATTTTCTTACAGGGAGAGGTGAGAGATATATGAACCCATCTTTTGGTAGTGGACTACCTTCAGAACTATTCGAACAAATAACAGAAGATAAACTTAACTTCTTAAAGATTAAAATAAGACAAGAGTTAATGGACTATTTTCCAAAAGTTATTACTAATGATATATCTTTAATAGCAGATCCAGATAAAAACTCAATTGAATTCTATTTAAAATATAATATCTTAGATAGTAATATTGAAGATGAAGTAATTATTAATATTCAGCAATAATGGCCCAAGAAAGAGACATAAAATATATAAACAGGGATTTCAGTAATTTTAGAGAACAACTCGTAGAATTTGCTAAGAATTATTTCCCAGATACGTATAACGATTTTTCACCTACCTCCCCGGGTATGATGTTTATTGAGATGGCATCTTATGTGGGTGATGTACTCTCTTTTTACCAAGATACACAGCTACAAGAGACATTTTTACAACACGCTAAAGATCCTGCTAACCTGTACAACTTAGCATACATGATGGGGTACCGTCCTAAATCCACAAATGTATCAGAAGTAGAAATAGAAGTATCTCAAAGAGTTAACGCAGTAGCACCTAACTACTTACCTAACTGGAATCAAGCACTAGTAGTACAACCTAATACAAGATTACGAGCAACTACATTTGGTGACCCTAAATTTATTATAAACGATAAAATCGATTTTGCTTTCTCAAGCTCTTTAAACCCTACAGAAGTTAGAATAGAAAGTATTGCTAATGGGTATCCTGCAGAATATAAACTTACAAAAAAAGTAAATGCAATCTCAGGAGAGTTAAAACAAAGTACAAAAATAATAGGTGCATCTGAAAAGTTTCTTACGTTAACTATAGAAGATACTAACATAGTAGGCGTTTTAGATATTACCGATAGTGATGGAAACAACTGGTATGAAGTTCCTTTTTTAGGTCAAGATACAATATACGAAGAGCAAAGCAATACATCTTCTGATAAAAACCAAGTACCCAGTCTTCTAAGGTTGAAAAAAGTACCTAGACGTTTTGTAACTAGGCTAACCTCTCAAGGGAATTTACAGATCCAATTTGGAGCAGGTATAAACATAAGTGCTTCTGACGATGAAGTTTTTTTACCAGACCCTACTAATGTAGGAATAGGAACAAATCAAGGTATTAGTAGACTAGATTATGCTTTTGATCCTTCTAACTTTTTATTTTCAAAATCATACGGCATAGCACCGTCTAATACAACCCTAACTGTAAGGTACATAGTAGGAGGAGGAGTAGAATCAAACGTTCCTGCTAATAGTATAAACCAGGTAGAGTTAGTAACAGTAGCCGCACCAGATCAGAGTAAAGCAAATACACTAACCTTTAATAACCCTTTACCAGCAACCGGTGGACGAGACGGAGATTCAGTAGATGAACTGAGACAGAATAGTTTAAGAGCTTATTCAGAACAAAATCGAGCGGTAACTTTACAAGATTACGCAATCAGAAGCTTATCACTACCCCCACTATACGGTTCTGTATCTAAAGTTTATGTTACACAGGATCAATCTACAAATGCTAACCTACTAGGTGGAGCTTATGATTCAAATCCATTAGCATTATCTTTATATGTTTTAGCTTATAATTCAGAAAAACAAGTTACAATAGCTACTACAAATTTAAAACAAAATTTAAAAACTTATCTTTCTCAGTACATGTTATTAACAGATGCTGTAAATATAAAAGATGCTTTTATAGTTAACGTAGGGTTAAAATATGAAATTATAACATTACCTAATTACGTATCTAGAGATGTATTATTAGCATGTAATACAGTACTTATAGATTATTTTAATATCAGTAAATGGTCTATAAATCAACCTATTAATATATCAAGTATCTATACACTACTAGATAGAGTTAAAGGAGTACAGAGCGTAGAAAAGATTTATTTTGAAAATAAAGTAGTCGGCAACTACTCAAAAAAGGCATACGATATAAAAGGAGCAACAAGGGGTAATATGGTTTACCCTTCTTATGATCCTTGTATTTTTGAAATTAAATTTCCTGAAATAGATATTCAAGGACGAGTAACAACATTATAAAATGGCAATATATAGAATCTTCCCAGAAAAGGATACATTTATTTTTACTGAAGCAGTAACCGGTAATGCAGGTTTAGATGAGATAATCGAAATCGGTGGCTACCCTATCTCAGAAGTAGGTCAAACAGCAAGAGCATTGTTAAAATTTAATAGTACAGATATTGCAAATGTTGTAACAAACATTATAGGTAGTAATAACTACAGTGCGAGTATCCACTTAAGTTTAGCATCTGCTTACGAAATACCTACAGAGTACTCATTAAAAGCTTACCCGCTATACAATACATGGACTCAGGGAATAGGAAAGTATGGGGATTCACCAACCGATCAATCCGGTGCAAGTTGGGTATATAGATTAGGTAATGGAACCGGAAACTGGACATTACCCTCTAACACCATTACAATGCCAGCAGGAGTAGAAAGTTCATACAATGCTACATATATCGGAGGTGGTAGCTGGTATACAGGATCTGCAGGAGTAAATTACGAAAGTACTCAATTACAGGAACTAAATTCAAATAATGATATTCATATAAACGTAACTAATGGAGTAAAGGCTCATAACGCCTCTACAATCGTTAATAACGGGTTTATACTGAAACTGACAAATGATCTTGAATTTAATACTACATCCTCTATACGTTTAAAATACTTTAGTGGAAACACTAATACAATATACCCTCCGTACTTAGAATTCGGATGGAATGATACTGTTTATAGTAGTACATTGACGGAATTAAGTACAAGTGACGCAACTATTAATATTAAAAATAATAAAGGGGAGTATGTAGATGCCGGAAAGCAAAGATTTAGAGTACATGCAAGACCTAAATATCCTACAAGAACTTTTACAACAGGATCTGTATACCTAACTAACTATAAACTACCTGCTGCTTCGTATTGGGGATTAAGAGATGAACATACAGAAGAGATGGTAGTAGATTTTAATACAGTTTTTACAAAAATAAGTGCTGATAATAACGGAAGTTACTTTGATGTTTACATGGAAGGGTTGCAACCAGAGAGATATTATCGTATATTAGTAAAATCAACTCTTGATGGGAGTACAACAGTGGTAGATAATGGTAATGTTTTTAAAATAGTACGTAATGGCTAATAACCCGGTACCAGTTCGGAAGACGGTATATAATAAAGAACATATTAATAAAGTTGTAAAAAGAGAATTTACAACCTTTAAACAGCCTGTACCTGAAAATACTCAGTTAACTATTGAAGACTTCTTTGCATTATACGAAGAACTTTTTTATGAAATTCCAATTAACGGAGAAGCTGGAACCCATGAATATTTAATAAAAAGAAGCTCAGAATTATACAGGTTAGATGATTCTACTGCCGATATACAACCTCTCTTAGATGAAATAACAAATCTAAGAGCACAGATTATAGATAACGAAAGCGAGATTATTGCATTACAAGAACAAGTAGCTAATCAGAATGTCAAAAACTAATTACATAGTATCCACAGGAGTTCCTAGTCAATTAGGTATAGTGACTAAAAACCTAAATGAAAAAGATAGGAATTTAGTAGATAACTTTTACCTGAATAGTAATTTTAAACCTGAAAAACATACAGTAGAGTTACACGTATATGGAGTAGATGATCAGCGGTTATTTTCTGTTGATTCCTACTTTCCCGAGTTTAATCATATTACATTTACACAATACGAATCAGGTAAAATATCTGAGCTAAATATATCCCCAGAAGCAGACGCTAGCCAATTAGGATACAGTTATGGACAAGTTAGTTTACTCTATAACTTCTTAAATAATCTATATAGCAACGATAATTTTATTTTTGAAGGTAACTTTTTCATAGAAGAATTATCGTCTGATAGAACAGAAATTTTAGCGTTAAGTAATGAAGTATCTTTACAAGATCTAATTAAATTTACTTCTGAAATTAAAAGAAAACTAGAAAGTCTTTCTTATTTTCAAGATTTCAGATTAAATTTTGGAGATAACAGGTTATTGATAGGTATTAATATTGATCTTATAGATTATAGAGGAGGAAAAGCTTTAGCTATAAAGCTATATGAACCTTTACCGGTAGATTTTGAATTTAAAGATACGTTTAGAGTAGTTGAGTTAGTATCAGACTCTGTAGTGTTTGAAATCGATACAGAAGTAATACCGGATGAAATAGTATTTCCTCATTTAAAAGGACCTAATTTTGATATAGAATTAGTAGAGGATAATAATAACCCTACAGGTTTTTTTAATTATAATGAACTATTTAGCTACCCGGTTACTAGTTCTTATTACGAGTTATACTCTTTATTTGAAGAGAGCAGCGCTCAAATTAGCATAGACCATAGCAACTATTCAGACTTTATAAACTTTTCTTCAGCAGAAGAGAGATTAAGAAATTTTAAATATAAAGTAGATTTAATAAAATCATACGAAACTTCTTTGCAAACTCTAAGTAATACAGGGTACATAAGATTCGGTATTACGGGTAGTAGAGATTATTATGAATCTTTAATTGAAGGTATTGTAAATAACTTTGACCATTACGATAGATTTTTATATTTTGAAAGTGGATCTAATAGCTGGCCTAAATCTAACACTACAAGACCATTTAAAAACCAGGCAAGTTCCACAGCACAAGCATCAAACTGGTATAGTGGTCAATTAGAAATTGCTTCTAATTTTGATGTAAGTAACTTAAATGCATTAACGAATACATTACCAGTATTTTTAAGAGAAGATCAAGGTAACAATCCTGCTCTCCTTTTTATTAATATGCTCGCACAACATTTTGATAATATATGGATATATCAAAAAGCTGTAAGTGATAAGTATGATGCTGATAATAGAATTAACTTCGGCATATCTAAAGACTTAGTAAGAACTACTCTAGAAAATTTTGGAGTTAAGTTATATAATAGTAACTTTAACTTAGAATCTATATTTGGAGCATTTATAGGTGAGTCTTATATATCCGGAAGTGAACAAATAAACGAATATAAAATAATTACCTCAGGTTCTACAAATGCGTATTTACAACCAATGCCATTTGATAATTACCAGAAAGAAGTATACAAGCGAATATACCACAACTTACCTTTATTAACTAAAGCAAAAGGAACTGAAAGAGGTTTAAGAGCTTTAATAAACTCATTCGGCATACCTTCTCAGATTTTAGAAATAGGTATTGCAGGCGGTCAAAAAATAGGACCAGGTTTTTATGGACCAACACAACTACACCATAGTTCTTCTTTAAAATTAAGAACAGATAATGACGGTACAGTTATTACTGGTGATGCATTATCAAATTACACTTCTATTGTTAGAAGAGAATATGAGTACTCTGATGACTTAAATTTTGTTGAAGTAGGATTAGCTCCTTCTAAGAATATAGATAATTATATAGTTTCTCAAAGTGCTGTATTAGGTTTTTCAAACTTTAACATAGACGACTATATTGGTGACCCTAGAGACTCTTATAAATCTGAATACACTGCATTAGAGAAACATCGTAAAGTAATACTAGGAAATCTAGATAGATATGACCTAATGGATTATATTAGGTTAATACGTTTTTTTGATAATGCTTTATTTAGAATCATTAAAGATTTTATACCAGGTAGATCAACAGCTATTACCGGTATTATAATTAAACCTCATAAGTTAGAAAGAAATAAAGCAAAGCACGTAAGTGTTAGTACTATATTCCAAGACTATTCTGGGTCAATAGATACTGCTTTTACGGTAGGAACTCACGGAGGATCTTATACACAGTTAGTAGAGAGAAGTACAGCATACTCGGAAAGAATTGTAGTTCCTTCTGGATCTGCTATGACCTTTAGACATAATTACGAAGAACCTAAATTTAATGGAGAGTTAAGTGGAAGTAGAATTAAAATTACGGACGGTGAATTAAATAGAGGAAACAGAATTAAAAAAGGATCACAACCAGAGTTAGCATTTAGGATAACATTCATAAACCAATCTAACACTATTCCTAGAGATTGTACTATCACATTCACAGTAACTCAAATAACACCTGCACCTACAGCTGCTCCAACTGCCGCACCAACACCTAGTCCTACCGCTGCACCAACCGCAGCCCCTACTCCTAGTCCTACCGCTGCTCCCGTGACACCTAGTCCTACAGCCGCCCCTGTGACACCGGCACCAGTAACACCTGCTCCCGTGACACCTGCTCCCGTGACACCTAGTCCTACCGCTGCACCAGTTACTCCAGCACCAACTACTCCAGCACCAGTAACACCAGCACCAGTTACTCCAGCACCAATAACACCTAGTCCTACCGCTGCACCAGTTACTCCAGCACCAACTACACCTAGCCCGACTAGCTCTCCTCAGTATGACTATTTCTTTGCAGATGTATTCGCCTGTAACGGGGTAAATAGTTGTACCGAATCTATAGATACAATCTATGTTATGGTTAACGTAAATAACCCACCACCAATACCAAATAAATTCTACGTAACATCAACTGGTCCAGATGGATATGCATATAGAGTAAATTCTGCAACATTTAGTTCAGGAGTCGCTCTAGAACTAGGAACACAATTCGGCTCTTTCAATACATGTGCACTTGCTTGTATGGCATAGCACTAAAAGCATTAAATACTACTATACTTAACTAATTATAATAAAAAGTGACAGAATTAGACTTTATCAATATTGACCCAAGCGCTACATTTTCAGACAACATAAACGTTTTCTATAGTAGCAGTGTGGTAACAGGTAGATCTTATGCTGATTTAACTTTAGGTAGAGTAGCCTTTACAGGCATGACAATACCTTTTAGGTATATTGCTCAAAATATTGATTTACAGCAGACTATATTACAGGCCGAAAATATTACTTTTAAATATTCTAATGCAGGAGATATAAATGGTAAAAAGAATATAACAGCTAATATTATAGAAAGAGTAAGGAGATCAAATTATTTCTTTATAAGACTACAACCAGTCTTTCTAGAAAAGAGTCAATTTGGCGCTAATAACATACCATTAGGTGATGGTATTAATTGGACTGCATTTGACAGTACTGTCGATCCACAATTCCACTACATTCAATACGTACAGATACCTTCTGAAATTATATTTAACCCCTACATATCCACAGTATTTAATAATAGTTCAGATAACCCAATATTAAGTAATGCAACGGTACTACGAAAAGCTAATTATATACAACAGGTAGACAGAAATGAAGATCCGATAGAGCCTACTAATTTACCACAGATATTATTAAACCAAGCAACACCGGCTGAAATTCAAGATAGTAACTATACAACAGCAGGAATTATTAATGCTAGATATGTTGGTTCAAAACTAAACTCAGGAAGCGTACCAGGTAATGACCCGGCTTTAGGTTTAGTTTCAATTAGAGCTAGCTTACACCCTTCAGGATCTAACTTTACAAAAATAAAAGGAGTTAACCTATCAGATAGACAAATACAGCAGGTTTACTTTACACCACAAGTTACAAATACTATAGCCGGAGGAAAGACTAGAGTATATGGGGGAAATAAGTCATTCCCTGCAGCACCTAACTTACTATACTTAGAAGAGGGAAATAGATTTGTAAGGATTTCAAATAGAGATATTTACTCTATAGATGAAGATAAAATGCATTCAACTAATAACTTAGGAACTATTATTAGAACCCAAACCTAGAATATTATAACAGCTGATATTTATATTATATAATTTAAACAAAAATGGGATATTTAGACAATTCAATCGTAACAGTAGATGCGATACTAACTAAAAAGGGAAGAGAGCTCTTAGCAAGAGGAGACGGTTCTTTCAAAATTACACAATTTGCTCTTGCTGACGATGAGATTGATTACACTTTGTACAATCCTCAACATCCTTCCGGTTCTGTATATTATGGAGAAGCTATAGAAAATATGCCTTTATTAGAAGCTTTCCCTGATGAAAATCAGATTATGAAGTATAAGTTAACAACTCTACCAAGAGGTACTTCAAAACTTCCAGTACTAGATTTAGGATTCTCATCTATTCGTTTAAAACAAGGAGCTTCTCTTGCGATTACTCCACAGACATTGAACTACTTAGGTGCAACTACAACATACGAAGCAGGAGGGTATACAGCTACAATTGCAGATGTTAGAGTACTTAATACATTTAACGGAGTAGGTATCAACTCAGAAGAAGCAATTAGATTAAATACAGGTACTACTATAGGAACAAATGTTTCTAAGACAGTTATCGGTACTTCAATTAACTTGACTTCAACAACAATAAACACTTTATTCGGAACAAGATTAACACTTCAGACCACTATAACAATTATTGGTCGTGATTCAGGAGCGAGATTAACAATTCCAGTAACCATTACAAAAACTAACTAATTATGTCATTTAAAAGATTTGACCAAGAAGATATAGTAGTAAGTGCTGAATCGGTAACAGCTCCATTATGGACTAACAACGTAATAAACTTAACTGCTTTCTACACTAGTTCAACACAAGTATCAAGTACTTCTGGGGACTATTATTATAACGTATTTAATACTGCATCAACAGATTCAACAGCAGCAAGTCAATTTTCAATTGCTTATGCTGACAAACAAGGAGGCGGAACACTACAATATAATGCTAGTGTGACTGGAAAGTCCCCATCTTCTACTATCTACGGACAGTATAGAAACTTAGTACTAGGTGATGAAGAGTCTGAATTTACATTTGGAGGAGAAACAGCTGACCACTTCTATGTTATAGCAGTAGATAGAGCAAGATACAAAGAAAAACTACTCCCAGGAACTCTAACATTAATATTAAGCGGAAGTGGAGCTAACAAAATTACATTAACAGATAATAGTAGAGCTGTCGCAACAACTACATTTACTGATTCAGGTCGAGTATTTGAACTTGTAGCAGGCTCAGGAGGTACTGTAGATACAACAGCTAACGCTAACGGATACTCAGTATCAGGCTCTTACGGTAAGTTCTTACCTGATGTAGGTATAGTAATACTTAACGGTAAAGCATTAGACCTTCCCTTCGTAACAGGAGGAGGAATAGCATTAGGTACAACAAGAACTGCTAACAACTCAGCATTAAATCTTAAAAAGTTATTCTTAGCTTTATCAAAAGGTAAGCACTTTAGATTAAACTCTGAAGAAACTATTTCATCTAACTTTATATTCGTACGAGCAAGAAACGCAGAATTTAACTACTCTACTAACCCATCTTTACTATCAGGATCAGGAGAAATCAGACACAATGTTATGATCAATACTCCACAGTCTTATATTACAGGTGTAGGTTTGTATAATGATAATAACGATCTTTTAGCAGTAGCTAAATTATCTAGACCATTATTAAAAGACTTTACAAAAGAGGCTCTAGTTAGAATCAAGCTTGACTATTAATGAATGAGTACATACAAAAAACTAAACAGGCAAGATGTCTACGTAACAGTACACGACGCTCGTAAGCATTGGCATACAAGCGGGAGCTTGCTTCGTGGTTTTAAGTCAACAAATGAGTACTCTATAGATAAATTTATAGGACTTTCAGGTTCAACAGAATACTTTTTGAACGATGAAGACTTATATCAATATGCAACAATACCTTCCCAGCAAGTTCAAGAAAGACATAAGCAGATAGTTTATAAAAGTATACATAATTTATACTATAGCGGTAAGGTTCAAGACTCTACATTTAGTGGATCATTTGATAACTACCTAGAGACTACTCTACATTTAAGTGAATCTAGAGACCTACATAACGTTCAAGAGATAAGCGTATTTTCAGTACCACAAGAAGTTTTTGGAACTAATATTGTACCCTTTTCTTTTATATTAAAACCAAACGGAGCTAAAGATAACTACGTTAATGATGGTTATGTAACAGATGAGATAGGTCAAAACGACTATATACAGACTTTCGAAACTTTATTTGGATCTGTAAGAAAAATTGCTTGTGATTATATACTTGACGAAGGTACTTATGTACTAGAAACTTCTACAGCAGGTGGCGAATATATTGATTCACCTGATGGACAACATAGAGTTGAAATTGTAGACGATGGAGAAGGTAGATTAATAATGTCAGGTTCAGGTTCAGAACCTTGTGCTCCAGTTAGAATTATAGGAGATATCGTTTATAGCCACGGCCAAGTTATTTTAACTGATCCAGAAATTGTAGAAATATATAATAGTTTTTATCTCAATCCAAACCTTCACTGGAAATCTAACCACCCTATTTATACATATAATATGTACTGCAAGGTTAGAGATTCAGAAATGAACTTTACCCATAACCCGAGTGCATTAACCGGCTCATTTGGAGATATACTACCTAACGTAACAGGAAGTACATTTAGTCCATACCTAACAAGTGTAGGACTCTACAATGATGCAGACGAGTTAATAGCAGTAGGAAAGCTAGCACAACCAACTAGAAAGTCACTATATAACGATATGACTTTCGTTGTAAAAATTGACATGTAAATAATAAAAAAAAATGGCTATAACATTTAGAGCAAATAAAGGAGAAGCATTAACCTATAAAGAAATGGACACCAACTTAGGTTCCTATTTCTATTCTAGCTCTTTAACAAAAGAATCTTGGGTAGCAAATTCTGCCACAAGAACAACTGTAAACTTTGCTACTCTATTTTATACAGGCAGTACCTTAATACCTTGGAACCTAGCTGCGCATCAAATACCTTTACATGCAACCGGAAGTAGATCTATTAACGGATCAGTTCAATACGCAAGTCAAAGCTTACAAGCAGGTGCTCCAGATTTCTTATTTAACCCAGTAAACGGGTATGTAGGTATTAAGAAGTCAGCAACATCTAGAATTAATGCACCTTTAGATATTAACGGTAATGCAATCATAACCGGTTCCTTAACTGTAACAGGAGATGCTGTAATATTTGGAAGAATAACAGCACAAGAATTTCATACTGAATTTGTTAATGCTTCAGTAGTTTATGAAAGTGGATCTACGAAGTGGGGAGATACTACAAATGACTTCCACGATGTAACAGGTAGTTTAAATATCACAGGAAGTTTAACATTACAAGGACCATTCACAGTAAAAGGTAATACTAGATTCGGAGTTGACTGTAATAGTAACCACGAAATGACTGGAAGCTTACGAGTAAATTCTAGCTGCGTTAGACAGCATTACATTAGTTCCGGAAGCTTTGGTATTAATACAAAGAATCCTCAATACGATTTACATGTTATAGGGCAAATACAAGCTTCAAGAAACATTTTAGCCTTCTCTGACGCACGATTAAAGGATAATATACAACCTATACAAGGTAGTCTAGATATCATTGATGCGATAGGAGGATACACTTATACACGTAATGACTGGAACGATATACCCGGTGTAGGAACTATTGCTCAAGAAGTAAAAGCAGTCCTTCCGGACGCTGTTCATAGTGATGAGGAAGGTTACTTAAGTGTTGATTATAATGCAATAACAGCTGTTCTACTCGAAGCTGTAAAAGCCCAGAATATATTGATACAAAATTTACAAGAGAGAGTAGCACAATTAGAAAATAAATAGAAATGGCAATAACATTAAGAAGCGTAAAGGGTGGTGCTTTAACCCATACAGAAGTAGATAACAACTTCAGGAGCTTTATTTACTCATCCTCTTTTAGCGGGCAAGTTATATCGTTATTTACCTCTGCTAGTAGTAATAATGTACAGTCTATCAATATAGCTCCAGTAGGAGGTGTTGCTAGTGATACACAAATTATATATAGAAGCGGGTCTGTAAATATAGGATCTAATGATTTGAAGTACGATTATAGAGCAGATAAGTTTATAATAAGTGCTAATACCGAAATAACCGGATCTTTAGTCATTAAAGGTACATTACAAGCAGAACAAATACACACTTCTTTTACTTCATCTTCAGTAATCTTTCAAAGCGGGTCTACTAAATGGGGTAATAGTTTTGACGATACACATACTGTAGTAGGAAATTTACAAGTTTCAGGTTCATCTACATTTGGATGCTACCACAACGGAACCGCTATAAATGTTGTAAACGGATATGTAGTACTATCAGAAGTTTCTCAAAGCCTTAACTTTGCAAACGATAATGCAGCAGCATCAAACGGTGTACCGTTAGGAGGGTTATATAGAAATGGCAACTTTATTCAGATAAGAATTAGCTAATATGCCTCAATTATATTCTTTACTTACAGGTTCAGTATATTTACCTGACGGCTCTATCTCCGCATCAAGAGGATTCTCAGGATCTTTTTATGGAAACGGATCAGGACTAACAGGTATTACTACAGCTTCGTATGTAGAGTTTACAAACGTAAAAAATAAACCAGTAATAATATCTGGATCAATTCAGATAGATCATAACGCTACTACAAATTATACCAGTAATAGGCATATTGACCATAGCGCAGTAACTTTTTCTGGTATAGGAGGAGTACTAGGAGGCGGGGACTTAACTACCTCAAGAACAATTACTTTAAATGTAGGAGATAGCCAATTTATAAACGGTGTAATCGCTGCTTTACCTAACGGTACTATTTCAAGCTCTGTACAATTATCTGGATTCTCTGGATCATTTTATGCTCATGCAATAGGAGGAGCTACAACACTACTAGAAGTAACACATAGTCTTAATAATAGATTCCCAACTGTACAAGCTTATCAATATACAGCACCAGGAATCTACGATACAGTAATACCAGCCGGTATTCAAAGTACAGGAGTTGATACTCTAAAAATAACATTTGCCGGAAGCTTTTCCGGATCAGTTGTTATTCGTACTTAAATTTCGTAACTTAATCTTTAACTAAATGGGAATTACTATGCCGTCATGGATTTACGATGGCCGAATTATCACTGAAATGAGTGATATGCCTGAGGGCACTTTTGGCTTTATTTACGAAGTAACACATACTCCAACAGGGAGAAAATATATAGGAAAAAAAGTACTATATTTTAACAGGACTTTACCTCCGCTAACCGATCAGAAAAGAAAGCGAAAGATAGTCAAAGAATCAGATTGGAAAACCTATTTCGGGTCTCATGCAGAGATAGTTGGCCTTATAAAAGAAGGTAAGCAAGAAGAATTTACTAAACAAATCTTATGTTTTGTTAGATCAAAGAAACTTCTTACATATTATGAGACTAAATACCTATTTATTAAAGAGGTACTTGAATATAGAAACAATTATATTAACGATAACGTCCTCGGAAAATTTTATAGAAAAGACTTTATAACACCTGATACAGATGATTAAACTACGAGAAATAGTAGGATTACCAAGCTTACAGTACCACATCGATAACGGTTTAACTCTACATGAAAACATATACCGTTATTCTTCTGAAGCATTTGTTAACTTATTTACAGAAGCTAGAGAAGCTTATGAGAATGGAGAAGTAGAATTAAACGAAGAAGATGAAGATCTAATTAGAAACACAGACATTGGAACTCATGGGGACTATAACGGAATGGTTGTACCTTTAGATTTACCAATGGTATCTCCAAGCTATAATCCTTTATTTGAAATTGGATG